ATTCATATTTGTAACAGTTGTACGATTACTTGTTACAATATTTGCTCCAGCTGCACCTGCACCGGTCTTTTCTGCAATTTCGCGTAATATATTGGTACTCTCTTGTAGCAAACCTATCTGTGTCTCGAGTAAATTATTATTGGTATCTCTCAAAGACTTAATTAAATCATTACCATCTAAAGAAGCTTTGACAATATCACCTGTACCTATCGCTTCCATCGTAGATTTATTATCCTTAACTGAGCCATTTACTCCAGGTACGAACAGTTCTGAGCCCTCCTCCCCTACACTTTCTCCTCGATTACGATTGAACCGTCCCCCTTTTTTATCTTTCTTAGGTGAATCTAATTCAACAGAACTCATATCTTCATCATCATCGAAAGATATTGCTTCACCGCTGGATAGTTTCTTAATAATACTATCTGGTAATACTTTTTCTGCACCCCACTTGAGCCATTTTGGCATTTTCCCCCACATATTTCGTAATTTTTTCATTACACTATCTTTGACAGCACTCATAATGCTCTTCTTTTTAGTAACTTCACCGGTTTCAGGATCTACTTCTTCCCTTTCACCAAATAAAAAGTTAGCTAAAGGTTTCATGAACGGTATAGCGAAAGCCATTTGAGTAAACCCTTCTTTAAAATCTCCTTTAAATACTTTACCCACGCCTGACCAGAACTGAACTAAGTTTTTAATAGGAAAATTATTCATTATTTTATCCTTTATATTACCAAAAAACTCGCCCATCTTAAATCCGGAACCCGCAGGTTTAACTTCATCACCACCTTTTTTCGTATCAAGAAAAGCATTAAGCACGTCTAATCCTATTGATATACCGGTACCGATACCTGGAAATAAAGTTGCAATACCAGAAGCAACATCTATTAACCCACCTACGAGATCACCTGATTTAAATCTACTAATAGCAAACCCCCATGATATAAGCGAACCGATACCAGGTATACGCTTCATAACTGGCTTTAAAAACTTACCGAAAAGTTTAGTAATGGTACCAAATAGACCTTTACCAGCAGCCTTACCACCTAACTTCTTAAGAGGTGCAAGCAAAAATTTACCTATACCTTTTAGAAAGCCTGTAGCTTTTGTAATAACGTTTTTGAAGAGATCTTTAGGTAAAATTTTAGCGAACTGCCCAGTAAATTTACCAATTTGCTTACTGGCCATTTTCTGGAACAATTTAACCCCGCCTATAATACCACCTTTTGAAAGGATTTTTAAAAGACCCTTTAAAGGACCATCTGACATTAAGCCAGTCACTAAAGCAGCTAAACCACCGAGAACTAATAACGCGGGTCCTATAAATTTTTTAAGAAAGCCCATACCACCTTTACCAGGGTCACCATCTTTACCATCTTTCGAACTTGGATCACCGCTAAGTCTACCTAGGTCTTGCTCTGCCTTCTTACCAAAATCGGTAACTATGACAGGCTCAGCCTTCTTAACGACCTGTCTCGGAGCTTTCTTTTCTGGCCCATTTGCGATTGCTGACACCTTATTAACAACTTGTTTAGAGACTCTCTTCCCTGGCCCATCTACGGTTGCTGGCACCTTCTTACCTAATACCTTTTCGAGTAGAGATAGTCTTTTATCTGTTGAAGATGATACTTTAGTTATTAATGATAATGCATCAGCTAATGTTGTGTCAGCCATACAATTATTTAATAACTAATCTAAAGTATAAACAATTCAGGCGTGATATCGATTAATTTTTCACTCTTAATATCTTTGGTTAGACTAGCCTCAAATTCCCTTACTGTATTAATATACTCAGTAACTTGTTGAAAGTGTATGCTATCGATACTCTCTATTAGCTTCAAACTCTGTACTAACTCTGTATGAAGCTCTACTTCCTTTTCATTAATTTGTATCTTTTTAATGAATTTTAAAATCTCACATGCATACAAATCACCTATTAGGTTTTTTAATTTATTTTCGTCAAATGTAACGTTTTTATATTTGTTTAAAAGATGGGTATTAATAAAATTATCGACATTTAAATCCGGTGCTTCAATAGAGAATGTAAAGTTACCGGTTGTGACAGTCTTAGGCTCAATATTATATTCAATATTTTTATTTCTTTCTAACAGATCAGCAATATTAATTTCATTATCACCTATACTAATGGTTTCCTTAAGATGTTGTCTTAAGGCTAAAGTTAAATTCACCCTATCAATAGTGTTAAACTTCTTAATATCACCTTGAATATTGTCCTTTAAAATCTTATAGAATGTATTATTGAAAAATAAGACACCGAGTGTTGTATCAGATGTAGATTCAATTATCAATTTTTGCTGAGCTAGTGTTAGCGGTGAGAGCTCTGTTTCTGCACCGGTTGATGGTACCGTTACCTTAATCGTACCTCTCGCACTCTTAATCTCCTGTAAAATATCTTTAAACTTATCAGACATAGAAATATTTATATTGTACGCTTTGAATAACAACTACTTCTCAGACATTGACTTATTTTGTTCTTCTCGTTCCTTATTAAGATGATTTAAAAATATCTTGAGCTCCGGATAAGTGTAATTTTTAAAATCTTCTGACTTAAAATTAAGATTTCTTACACATATATACTCGAAATTTAATAAAGCGAACAGATCTTCGTATAATATATTCTTAAGAAATTGTAGAATATACTCTTGGCTATATATATTAATACGTAGGTCTTTAAAAATTTCAATATCTCTACCTTTAAATATACTAAATACCGTCTTGTATATATCTGTAATAGATAGTGATGTTTCGCCTAGCAGTTGTTTTTTCTGCTCTATAGATAGATCCGTAACGTCTGTACCTCTAATTTCTACCAAACACTGTGCAATGTATTCATCGTAACTCTTTGCATAAAAATTAACCGGGCTCGATAGTGTCAATATATCATAGATTATATCATCATTTTTAAATTTTTTATCTGCAATTATAGCTAGATCTATACTCATTTGCTTTCCATCGTTTAAGAATACAGCTTCTTTACCTAGTACCGTATTTCTTATAGCTATAATACATTTAAACTTGTCAATAATATTAAGCTCTTTCGAAGCTGTTACATTTTCACTAATAATATACTCTAAGCAATTATTAATGTCTTCTATTTCATCTGACATTAACATCTTACAGATATTTTTATATTCAAAAAAAGATATCTCTCTAAAATAAGCCTGTTCTCGTGTTAACTGTACAGGTATTTTATTATCGATCATTAAAATAATTTATTAATTAAATCAGGTAATGGCAAGTAGAGGTTGTCGCTAACTGTGTAGTGGCTATAGTACCATTGAGACGTATACTGCTCCATTTGCTCAGCATCGTAAGTAAGGTTTCTACTAGAAACACCTGTCGGTACACAGTTATAAAAATTCCAAACCTTTCTCGGAATCTGAGAGACATCTTGATAGGACCTAGTATACTGTAATACTGTTATGTTACATCTAGGGTCCAGTTCCGGCTTATTTTTTTCATCTCTCGCAACCATACCAGCATGGCTAGCCATAATGACCCATGGTCGTATAACATGATCAATGAAAGATGTATTAGTTTCCCTGAATTGCAGCGTTAAGGGACTGAACTCTGATCTATTGCCGGAGATTCTACCGGGAATGAATCCTCTGTTATTAGGGATAGTTGCAACGCTTGTTTGTAAGACGTCGTCTGGTATATCTACACCTTGCGCAAATATACAACCTACAACACTCTGTGACGGGTAAGAAGTTAGGAACGATTTAGCTCTATCAATATCAAATCCCTTTTTGTCTCCCTGTATTGGCTCTAAGCCTTGTAGTATATCTGTATTTAACCCTACTGGGAATCTATCTACAAGAACAACCCATTGCGTTCGTAACGGCACTGCCCCTACCCACGTCGCCATAGAATTAATAAAATAATCTCTAAAACTAACTAACGGTACACCAGGTATATTCATACCAAATAAATTAATATTTGGCTGTGCCAACGTACCACCTAAAGCGCCTTTTGTTAGATTGGATACCCCTTGTATCGCATTACTGGCTGCATTTAATATACCCATATCTAATATTTAAGCAAAAAAAAGCCGTATCAAAGTACGGCTTAGTTTGAAATGTTTAAATACTACGCAGTCTTTCTATAGTAGTGGTATGCAATAGTAACCGTAAATGTCTGTACAGTACCATCGGCAGTCATATCATAGGCTAATTCCCCGATTGACCTGATGCTACACCCAACTAGCTGGTATTGTGAAATTCTGTTTAATTCCTTATCAAGCTGAACAAGGTCAATAACCGAATCAGCGCCCGGGGTAAAGTAATTACCAGTCGAGTTTTCATCGTTAAAAGTGTCATTCATTACTTGCTGAAATTTATCATATAAGTTATACGATTCATCAGCTCTAAAAGTTAAAGAATAACCGGCAGATCCTTCATACTTAACGGTGCCAGGTACGTGAAATTCTAATCCCATATAAGGTACCGACACGTCTGTTATAGTTTTACCCGGTAAATTAGCTGTCGTGACATAAACTAAATCTTCTTCGCCTATATTAACACCACTGCCTCCAAAGTCTATATTTAACACTCTAAAAAGATTGTTTCTTGCAAAATCTTTAGCTTGAGCCTGTGTATAAAAATCTTGTATCGTTTGTTTAACGTCTGCCATGTAATTATTTAATCTAAAATAGGGTCTTTTTAATATACGACCAAAAAAAAGCCGACCCTTTCAGGCCGGCTTGATTTAAAGTAACTTTTAAATTAACCGATGATTTCGTTGAAATCAGTACCAGTACGTGTTGCGTAGAAGTTAACTAAGATGAACTCCGCAGCTCTAACTGGCTTGAGATAGATATCAACAACTAGCTCGTTTTGATCGATAACGTCAGGTGTATTATTTCTCTCATCACAAACGATCAAATAATCGTAAAGGCCTTCAGTATTCTTTGCTCTCTCAAAGATAGGTGTTAATGTATTAATAACACGTGTTCTAGTTAAGAGTGTATTAGGCTCAAATACAAAATACTTCATCGTTGCTCTGGTAGATTTCTCAAGGTTTAAGAACAATCTACGTACGTTAATTCTATCAAACGCTGTTGGTGCAGCTTGAAGTGTCTTTTGACCGAATACCGTAAAGCCATCTCCAGGGAAGAACGCAACAGGATTAACAGAGTTCTTATAGAGATTATCTCTTTGCTTTTGTTTCGGATAAAGTACGATATCATTAACACTACCAACTCTACCTCTAGTAAATCCAGCCGGTGCGAACCATGGTTGGAAATTAGCATCTGTATTTGCCATCAACTCAGCAGCTGTACCTGAGAAAGGTACCCATGTCTGATCATCCAATACGGCGTCGTATACCTTTGACCAGCATGCATATGTTGTTGAGTAGCTTGAGTTAAGAATTGATGTAAACGCTTTAATAGGAGCGCCGATATGAAGCGAGAAGTTCTTATTAGGATCTTGCAATGTCTTATAATTTGCACCTTGAACGAAAATTGGTCTCGGAAGGTCAGCAATAAACAAGTGATCCTTTCTTCTCTTTTCGGCGAAATTGTTAAACTTATTATAGATAGTCTTCCAATTATCTCTGTACGTTGTATTACTAATAGTAGTCGGGTCTGAAGTATAGTACGATGACAATTCAACATGGTCTGTATCATCAAAATACTTACTATCGCCATTTTCTATACGAGCAGCGTTAATAGTACCTAACCCACCTTCTACAGTAATATCAATATCATAAATATCAGGGTTTTCAATAGTATCTAACAATCTATCCAACTTCTTTGGTATAGAACCAAGATCCTTTGATATACCTTTAGCGTTTGGCGCACTATATGCTCCGATGGTAAATAAGCTATTAGCCTGATTACCTTCTTCAGCAGCTATTAATTCTGCAGAAACAGATGCATCTATTGTTGTTAAGCTACGATAATCTTCAGGGATATATGTAGTTGAAAGTTGGCTAAATTTAGTAGAATCTAATCCTCTCGCTAATCTTACTTTATTAACAGGCTTACCATCTAAACCTCTCCACGTATCTCCGTTCTTACGTGAAAGGTTTTCGTTAACCATAATAGTAATGTTCGGCGATTGATCCTCTTTCGTACCTATAAAGAACGATTGAGCAGATCCACCGGTCTGTGATTGCTGCTGGCGGTGATAATCAAGCGAACCGACATAGCTTTCTGATAAAACGTAATCGAGCTTAATCACATCAGATGCAAAAACCGACTGTCTTAACTTGAACAATCCGATTGAAAGCGTATCGTCAAATAACGATGTTGAAAGGTCGAACTGAGCTAGATTTTCCATTATTTCAGAAACGCTGTCATCTTCCTGGCCGAAGGTGTTCGTTAAAGCATTATTCTGCGCAGATAATGAAAATCCTAGACGCGGTGTAGGTAGTGTCGTATAACTAGTTGTTACAGCAGCACTTTTGGTTATCGTTTCAGTTGTAAGAATACCGTCATAATCAGTGACGTCATTGATATTCGAATTATCAATTGCACCGAAGTAAAATCCTTCAAATTTTGTATTAACGGTTGTTTGACCTTTGTTAAGAACAATCATACCAGCCTTAGGTAGGTCATTAAACCCGGTTAAATCTGAGTGCCCTGCAGCTTCCTCGCTCCAAGCAAACCCTTCACCTTTGAGGATGTTGTTATACTGTACTTCTGTAAGTTCATAGTGTACTGGTTTACCGAGAGTATAGACAACAGGAATTGCATCATCATTACTATCTAACGGCTGATTGTAACTGCTTAAGCTATAAGCTGTTAAAGTAGTGCTATTAGCAGATAACGCTACAGGTACAACAGGATATGCTAATGCTCCGAATGAATTACCAAAACCTTCACCGGTATCGCTACCGTACGGTAATCTATATGTCATGATATTAGCTTGTGAGTTAAAAATCGGTTTTACGGTATGATAGAAATATCTCTCCGCAGGGGTAGTTGGTACCCCATAAATTTGTTCAAATTCGCTTAAACTTGTAACTTGAATAACCTCATCGGTCGGTCCTTTGTCTGCAAAACCAGTAGCCAGTACTGTTGTACCAGTAGCTATGTTTGGTCTCAAACTTAAATCGATCTCTTTAATCTCTACACCAGGTGATTGAATTGTACGTCCCATAATATTATTTATGGTTTCCAGTAATAAAAATTTATAATAACTCCACTAATAACTGGGAGAATGCAAATTCAAATGTCGTTTCGATCTCACCTTCTGTACGATAGTTATAATTAATCTGACCTAAACTAACCGGAAAAGCATTTTTATAGAGAAATTTTGCAACGTTTTTATCAAACTCATCCTTAGCGTAAAGAGTCATGTCAGCCATATACAAATCTGGTGGATTAGACGATCTTTCTTTATTCTTACTAACTGGCGTTTTAGATAAATCATCTATATCAAAAACCGATTCTTTATCGTTGTTAAGCAAGTCCAACCATTTATATAAAACCCAGTAGTTATTAAACTTATTATCGATGGTGAAATTAACCGTAACGTTATTATAGGCCGGTCTCGCATGGCTAGAGATTTTAAAGCTTTGACCCGCGTATTGTTCAGTAATTTCCGGTACCGTAACACTTGGAATTACTGCACCATAAACTGAAAACTGTAGAGAATTCTCATTTACCTTCTTATCTGCACGGGTGCCTAGATCCGTTGTGTTAATACCTTTCAAGGAGTCAGGTAAGTTGATAACCATTAAAAACTTATCTAATCTACTCTTATTTAACTGTGATTGATTTATCGACATATTATTGTAGTGGTCTAAAGCCGGCGTTGTAAAGTTGATCTAGATCAGAATCTTGATTCATAGCATTGCCTATTATAATAGGCGAAGTACTATCCATGCTTCCATCCTTTTCATTACTATACATTGACGTCGGGTTCATAAAATATTTAATCCCAAAGTCGAATTGCTTAATCT